GAACATGAGCCATAGATGCCTGTTGAGCCATCATCAGTATTAATATTATATCTCCAATGTATTTGTTGGATTACATTGTTATTGTCTACATCAAAATTAAATTTCCATTCGTACATTAATTATTCTCCTAACAAGCCATTACTACACAAGGTACTACATAACTTCCATCATCATAAGTATTGATTACTGTAGTTGATGTAACCTTTGCAATGGTTTTACTTCTTACTATATCATCTCCTTGTGGTTTTGCTGTGCCATCACCTGCTGACATAAGTAAGTCTCCTCTTTGAACTGTTGTTCCTTGTGCAATTCTGATAATCATATCACCTGTCATTGCTAAATCTATATCGTTATATCCATCTTCTTCTGTATCCCACTTAACAAATAATCCTGCAACATTGATATCACCCTCAACATCACTTACTTTAAGTTGGTTTCTTTGTTCGTTTTCTGCTGTATAAGCAGGTGTTTTAACATCACCTACTGATGCAGTTGGATTTCCATCATCATCTACAGGCAGTTCATCTTCTTCTGTGTATAAAACATCATCATAAGACCATACAACCATTTCATCTAGGTTAGACATGACTGTGCCTTTTAGAATAGTTGGTTGTGAGCCATCAGGTAATCTTCCCCAACGAGATAAATGCCCACCATTATATGATACTGTTGTGCCTGATACTGATATACTACCCTCTTGTACACCATCTTGTCTAAAAGAAATTAATTGTCCATCATTAGTTTCTCTGTTTATAGCTACAGGTGTAACAGCATCTCCTACAACTATTAATGGATTGAAAGGTGCAGTTGTACCTATACCAACGTAACCAGTGTCTTTATCAATAGTTATTGATGTATTTCCACCTGCTTTTAAAACTAAATCAACATTTAAAGTATCAATAGCATAAGCACCAAAATCAGTATATCCAGTACCTGCATTATTAGTAATTCTTAAAGGAAAAGTAGTTGTAAGGTTATCATTTGCTTTAATTTGTAAATTTGTACTAGGACTAGTAGTACCTATACCTACATTACCAGCAGAACTTATTCTCATATGTTCTGTAGCAGTACCACCACCTAATCCTCTAAAAACTATATTACCATCTGATGTATCGTTTCTTGCTTGTAAAATTATAGCACTACCACTTACAAGCATTTCAGCATATTGATTAGTTCCACCTGTATCTTGTATACGAATAGATGGTGTTCCTGAATCTGATATATGTAATTCTCTAGCAGGATTACTAGTACCTATACCTACATTACCACTAGATGTTATTCTCATAGCTTCTGATTCTGTACCTGCATTAGATGTATTAAATTGTATACCTGTACTTGTTGAACCTATTCCACCTGCTTGGATTACAGCTAAACCACTATTAACACCAAAACCTAAATATTCTGATGTACTATCAGCACCTTCTATTCTAACAATACTTGCATTATCAGAGCCATTTTCTATATGAAATTTTACTTCAGGACTACTAGTACCTATACCTACATTACCACTAGAAGTTATTCTCATACGTTCTGTTGTTCCACCATTACGGAAAATCATATTACCAGCACCAGTGTTCCCAGCATCTGAAGTTATATAAAGGTCATCAGAGGAGCCAATCAGAGTGTGATGAGCATTATCATCAGAATCCTCAAGCCTCAGAATAGGTGAACTTGTTTTTAATCTAAGTGCATTATTGCTAGAGCCTTGAATGTCCATCTGGAAACCAGGACTACTAGTACCTATACCTACGTTGCCAGAACTATCTATTCTCATACGTTCTGAAGTATTAGTTGAAAATACAATTTTTCCACTACCTCTATTAGCATTAATTTCTAAACCATTTGAAGCACCAGATTCTTCTGTAGTTTCAATCCAACCACCTGAATTATCATCACTATAAGTTCGAATTTCTAAACGACCTTTAAGTGCAAGACCATTATAACTTAAGGCATTTGTACCAATCCCAACTCTCTCATTACTATCAATAGTAATAGCTGTGCTTGTAGCATTGTCATCTATACCTGTAGAAGTAAGATTGCCAGTTGCAGTTAAGTTTCCTGTAATATCAATATTACCTGTTCCTGTAATATCGTTTGAGTTTAGGTCTAGGTCTCCACCTAGTTGTGGTGTAGTATCTTCTACAACATTTTCTAAATAAGAACCTAAATCAGATATGTTTGATTCTGTAATCGTTATAGTATTTGACGCACTATTGATTGTTTTATTGGTTAAAGTTTCTGATACATCTTTTAGTGATGTATTGTTTATCTTATATTCTTTACCTGTTGCGAGATTTAAGTGTTCTGATGATGTCCAAGCATCTGTTGAATTGACCCAGTTAAGTGTGTGGTCTGTTGAACCTTTAAGGGTTATACCACCACCATCTGCAGTTAAGTCTGTTGGACTAGCTGTAGCCCCTAATTCTATATTTTTATCATCTACAGATATTGTAGTAGAGTTAATAGTTGTTGTTGTGCCATTAACAGTTAAATCTCCACTTATTGTTAAGTTACCTGTTGTATTAATATTACCTGTGCCAGTGATGTCATTTGAGTTTAAATCTAAGTTACCACCAAGTTGTGGTGTAACATCACCTACTATATCTGTAAGTCCTGGTGTAATACTAGTCCAAGATGTACCATTGTAATATTTTAATGCACTGTCTGTTGTGTTAAAAACAAGGTCTCCTGCATCTAAACTTGTTGTTGGATCAGATGAATCTATTCTGTATCTTTCTGCAAAACTATTAACATCAGTTATATTACTTGCTGTTGTATTTACATTGGCAATATCAGTTGCAACTGTAGTTATGTTTGTATCATTAGAAGCTACAGTATTTATATTAGTTGAATTACTATTAACTGCATTTATGTTTGTTTCGTTTGCAGCTACTGCGTTTATGTTAGTAGAGTTTGAAGCTACACTATTAACATTAGAAATGTCCGTAGCAACTGTATTAACATTAGCTATTGAACCTGCTGTAGTATTAACATTAGCTATGTTAGTAGCTACTGTTCCAATGTCAGCAGCATCACCTGCAACAGAAGTTACATCAGCAGATATACCTGCAACTGTAGTAACATTTGCATTAATTCCTGAAACTGTAGTTACGTCAGAGGATATTCCTGCTACTACACCAATGTCTGTTCCATCAGCAGCAACAGTATTTACGTTTGCAATATTTGTTGCAACTGTGTTGACATTTAATATTGAACCTGCAGTTGTATTTATATTTGCTATATCTGTAGCAACAGTGCCTATATCAGTACCATCAGCAGCAACAGTTGTAACGTCACTAGAAATTCCTGCTACAGTTGTAACATCAGAGTTTATTCCTGCAACAGTATTTATGTTAGATGTATTTGCTGCAACAACCCCTATATCTGTACCATCATTAGCTACTGTTGTAATTTCTCCACTAATTCCTGCAACTGTGGTTACATTAGAATCAATACCTGCTACTGTAGTTACATTTCCTGAAATACTTGAAACTGAGGTAACATCAGATGCAATTCCTGCAACAGTAGTAACATCAGATGATATTCCACCTACTATGTTTACATTTGCAATGTTATTAGCTACTGTATCTATTTCTGATGCTGTAGCACTTGAATCAACACCTGCTACTACTGTCCATTCTGTCATTAATATGCTCCGTAATCTATTCTTGTTGTTAGTGCAACGCCTGAGTGCCTGTCTCTTTCATTAGAATCTATTATATCATTTTTAGCACGATCATAGAGACTAGACCATGTTTGAATTCGTTTGTCATTTTGCAGGTAAGGTTCTGCTTCAACTAAAGCTCCATATAAATATATATCAGGATGATTGTCTAGTATTTCGTTTGTTGCGTTAGAATCAGATAATGGGTTTACATGTTTATAATACAACAATTCTATTTGATAAACACCATCAGGCGTTGGTCTTAATTGTATGTCATTAACCATTATACTGTATGCTTTAGGTTTGCCTTTTATGCTTCCTGCATATACCCTGTCCATTTGTTCAGGTGTTAAATATTCTAAAGGTGTTTTAGGGTCAGTATTTAATTGTATATTACGCATAGCAATATAATTATCAGGCAATGAATAATACTCTTGGTCTGCTACTGTATTAGCAGTAACTCTTGTTTCTAGTCTTCTTAGTTTAAAATCTCTTTTATGTCTAGCTTCAGTTAATGCTATAAAGTTAGGAATAGAATCAGTTAAATCTGTTCTATCTAACCAGTCAGCTATTGCTGATTTAAGTTCTGAGTAATTCGTTATTGCCATTATATACGCCTATTGGTTGTCTTTAGATACCTGTAATCAGGACTGTTAATAAGTTTTTTTACTGCTTCTTTGTGGTCTTTATTAAATAAATCAACCCCAAATAGTCTTTTCCATTCATAAACTACAGTCATAGGAATACGAGCAGAGAGTCTAAACTCATCTGCTTTGTGATGATCTTCGTTCTGTAATTTCTTATTAGAATCTAAAAGGGGTTGTATATTTTCAATGTGTTCTATAGCAAATTCGCCAGTAGGATTATGATAATGAAATATCTGATTATGTCCTATTTTACGTTTCATTCACTTAACTCATCTATGTAAATATTACCTGAACCACTTGCAAGTATTGCAGCGATTTTCATACCACCATCAATCTTAAAGATTTCAGGGTCATAAGCACCTAATATGGTTGTGCTTGTAGTTGCTGTTGGATTAGCACCAAAAGCAATATGAACACCATCAGTATCAGATACTATTCTTACATACTCTGTGTTTGCGTCAGTAGCTGCTGATTGAGCAGATGTAAGACCAACACTTCTAACAAGAGTATTGGTTACTCTTAAACCATAGTTAGGACTACTCATTCTTATCTCCTAATTACAAATGTAACTAATAATTTAGCTGTACCTGTAGAACCACCATCTGTTATCATTTCGATAGTTCCATCTTCTTCAACTCTGTTAGCTCCTGTAGGTTCTGCTGTGTCTACATCACCTGCTGCTGAACTTGTGTGAGCAACTGTAATGCCACCACCAGTAATAGCAGTACCACCAATTTCGAAAGAAACTGCAGCATTACCACCACTAATAGCACCTTGTAGTGCAGATATAATTTTAACTACTCGTCCACCATCTGGGATAGCAACGAATGTACTAGATGCAGTAGATACGTCTTCTATCTCTGCTGTTACAAAATAATCGTTTAATGTTCTCATTAAAGTCTCCAGTATTAATAACCCTCGTTCCGAAGCGATACGTTCTTCAAGGTCATTATTAATTAGTATCTTGGGTGGGGCAGGAAAACAATATGAGAAAAACCTGCCCCTTTCATGATGAGAAAGTTACATGAAAATATTTTTTATGAAGTTGTCAAGTCAGCAATAGTAGCTGAAGATGCTTCATTTTTAGCAACGAGTGTCCACTCAGCGAGTAGTAAACGTTTTTCAGCATCACCAGTTTTTGCTAGTTCTTGTGTTTGGAAAGGTCTTAAGAAACCAGTCGCAAACATTTCTGTATCAACTACTAACGCACTTCTACCTGAAGAACGTAGGAATCTGTCAGCAACAACTCTAACTTCACCGAAGTCAGAAACATAAACATCAATAGTAGCTACTAAGCTTCTATCTTCTGCCATGTCCATACGAGTTGAGTTACCTGTAAATCCAGATACTTTTTGTTTGTTGAATGAACCAACTAATAGTAGGTCAGGATCGCCACCATTATCAAAGCAAGATTTTAACTCACCTTTTAAGATAGCTTCTGTAAGTACCCTTTGTGTACCATCTGTAACAGTACCACTAGAGTTTCCACCTGTAGCACCATAGCTGTTGTTGGTTTCTGTCCATGACTCAAAACCTCTTGATTTACGAGCTGAAGCACCATTTCCAGTACCTGCTGTAGCTGCGTTTTTACCTGTTAGGTCAAGTTCCATGTCTCTTTTGAGTTCTTTACCAGCTTTAGCTATTTGATAAGCTAGTTCAGAATCTCTACCTGCGTGATTTACTGCTTCTTGTGTTCCAGATACCATAACAGGTTTGTAAGAAATCTGTGTATAGTTGAAAACACGAGAAGTTGCAGATAACGCAGCACTTGGAGAATCATCTCCTTCTATTTGAGCATTTGAAGCTGCTGCTGCTAATGAGTCAGTTTGCCATTCGTGCTTTGTAGATTCAGCATTACCTGAACCGATTGAAGACATGAATGGTGTGTCTGTTGGAGAGATATTATAGATTACGTTTTGTAAATCTTCTCTGTTACCCACAGCATCATAAGTTTCAAATGTATTTGTTGCTTGTGCCATTATTACACCTTTGTGTTAAAAGTTAGTATTAAGACTATGACATTAAAGACTTGATTACTGCTGCTGCATCATCAACTCTACCTGTCCTTTTTAGTCTTGCTCGAGTTTGCTTTACTTTCTCGCTATTAACTTCAGACTTAGTACTTGGTGTACCAGGTTTTTGCATCTTAGGAACAACTTTAGCTTTCTTATTAGCAATTTTAGCTGCTAAAAGATTTTCATACATCATAGCTTTATGAAGTACATCTACTGATCTAGCATCAATTAGACTATCAACTTCCTGTTCGGTAAACCCTTTGTTAAGAGCAAAAGACTTAATATCTTGTTTAAGTTTAGGTCCTTTCTCTGGGTCATTCAATTCAGGTAGTCTTTGAGCCATAACTTCCTGCTGTCTAGCAAGTTCCTCATTCCACTTACTTTGCATTTCTGCTTGTTGTTTCTGTGCAAGTTGTTGCTGTTCCTCAGCAACTAACCTTTTATTTTCCTGAAGTTCCCTATATTGGTCTCTTTTTAGAGCATATTCCATAGGATCTTCTTCCTTGAGTTTAGTCCAGTCCACCGATTTGAACTCTTCTAATTTAGAATCGGCTTGTGTGTTAAATTGTTCAAGTTGCGATTGGTATTGCTGTCTTTCTTGTTGAGTCGCAGCGAGTTCTTCTTCCATCTTTTTGCGTTGCTCTGCCAATACTTGACTTTTTCTAGTGTAATCAGCTTGTCTACTATAACCTGACAATAACTCATCTTCGGTGACCTGTGTATCCTTACCATCTATTTTGACAGTATATACTTTAGGTTCTCCAACTTGTTGTTGTTGATTATCATCGACAATATCTTCCTCAGTCAATTGACTTTCAGCAAACCTTTTTTGGTCTGCTTCTAAGTCTTCTGTTGTTAGATTGACTGGAGTATTTTCAACTGATTCGGCAACATCCATTGCCTGTTCAGAAACCATATCCTCAGTTTCTGTTTCTTCTTCAATTTCTTTGGGTTGTTCTTTCGAAGCCCTCATGGAATCAAGAAGTGCTCTCTGTGCTGATTCAACATCAGTTACAGGAATTCCACCATGCTTACTTTCCTTCATAGGTATATTATCGTCACTCATCACTTACCTCCTTTGCGTTCTTCTTCTAGTATTTGACCATTTTCTAATGTTTGTACTAGAGTATTTTTAACTTCTAAGATGGCTCTTTGTTTGTGATAAAGTGCTTCTCTACCTTCTGTGTCCTTAATATCTGTAGATATCCATTGTTGGTATCCACCATTAAGTACAGTATTAAATGCTGCTATCATTTGAGGATTTTCAAGTAATAACTTTGCATCTTGCCCAGCTTTAATCTGAGCTTCTTTTTTGTCTTCCATTGTTTTCTCCTGGATTCTATCTGCTTACGCAGGTGTAGTTGATCGCTGTATTAGCTTTTTTTTGTTAAAGATTCTTCAGTAATATACCAAGGAATCTTCTTTTTGCCTGATAACCATCCACGAATATCATTAGGTTTATTCCCTGTATTCCTGAATACGTCTTCGACAGAAAGTCGGTTTTGTAACATGAATTTTTCTAATTCTTGTCTTGTCATATTTGTTTAAGTTTTTCTATTGTTGGATTCTTTTGTTTAAATTCTTTTGCTAAATCAACATGAGCTAACTTAGCAGATGCCCCATTAGGATGTCCTAAAGATATGTAATGGTCATACCTGTCAGAGTAATATTTACTACGTGCTATGCCTTCTTCTTGTTTTTGCTTTTTGATTTTGGAAATCCTGCTTTCATATTCGCATAAGCTTTAGCACTTATGGTAGATTTAGATTTAGGTCTACTTGTACCTGCTTTTTTGCGTTTATTTATATTGTAATATAATCCTTTTTTAGCCATAAATTCCACCTCTTCCTTGCATTCTTTTTTTCTTTATAAATCCTTTTGCTCTTTTAGATAAGTCTTTAAAATGTACTACAGGTTTAGATGTCTTAGTATGAGTTTTTCCTGTGTGTATTTTACCACCAGGCATTTTATGTACTGAACCTTTGTGTTCCTTACCTGTTTTAAAATAATGTTTGCTTTTAGCTCCCATTAGTATCCTTTCTTTTTAGGTTTTTTACTTTTATGTTTTTTACCACAAGCCATTATAATAACCTCAATATTTCTGTAAATTTATCACTCATTAAGACAAAAACAACAATAGCTCCATAAGCTACGTATTTAAATCTAAACACCTCAATCTTAACGTCTTTCATATCGTCTTTTAAATCATCTATATCTGATGCAATATGTGCCAAATGATTTGTTTTAATCAAATGCACATCTTGTTTGAGTAATTCTAATTCTGTATTGATATCCTTATCGTTCATGCTAGTGGCAACCTCTTGCGTTTTGGGTACATATTGAGTGCCATAGCAACTGCTTGTTTCTGTGGCTTTCCTTCTTTTCTTAGAACTTTAATCTTTTTAGAAATAAGTTTAACTCTGCTCTTTCCTTTGTAATCAGGTTTAAACTTAGGATAAGCCATTATGTTGGTCCTATACCAACAGGTCTATTTTGTACTGCTTCTAGGGCTAGTTCCTGTTCATTAAGTTCTAATTGAGATTTCTTCAACTGTAGTTCTTGTTGCTTAATTGCTAGATCAATCGCAGCTTCTTCTTGTTTAAGTTTAAGTTCTTGTGCTTTTAGTTGCGTATCTATTTCTAGTTCTTGAGCTTGTAATTGTAATTTTTGTAATTCTACTTGTGCTTTTTGTGCAGCAACCTTTTCATCTAGCGATGGTTCTGGTGGTGCTTGTGGTGGCATCATTTCAGGATTAGATATAAATTGATCTGTATTTTTATATCCTGCCTGTGCAATATATTCACTTACTGCGTTATATAAATTCTTAGGTGTAACCAAACTACCCATAGCTCCATTTTGTACTAATGTGCCAAGTATCTGCATAATAGATGACATAGTTGTTGTTTTGGATTGTTGTGAACCACTACCAATACCTACATTGACAGTACAATTTAGTTTTTCTTTCCATCTTGATACATCAATCGGTACAAACTTGCCATTGAGATAGAACATTTTTTGTCTATCTTCGTATCTTTGTACTAATGCGTATATGTTTCTAAATAAATCTTTAACACCTGTTTCTGCAAAAATACGAGCAATAAGCTCAACTCTTTGCATTGCAGACTCTGTAGCTGCTGAAATCGCACCTGATGTCACATGTGAAGTTAATACATCAGGATTGAGACCTTGGGTCATTTTAGATACACCACTTCTTTCTTCTCTAATACCATCTAGGTATTGAACCATTTGGAACGCATAAGGTTGGATTTGTGGTGTAGGTAAAGCTGTAACAGCACCTGGTGCTCTCATTCTAACAATACCACCTGGTCTTGATGTTAATAAATCATCCAATTCTACTTGTCCTGCTAATACTGCATAACGTGCATTATTGGTTAGATACATGTTATCTAACAGGTTACGCATAATAGTTGACTTAATTAGTTGGATATCTTTGACAGTATCTGCAATAGACATGCCATAAAACTTATGTGGAATAGGTAATGGACAAATAGCAGAGAAAGGAATCATGTCGATTTCTTCGTTATCTAAGATATATTGTCCACCTTTTGTAATCTTTCTGAGTTCTGCTATACCATCGTTATCGTAGTCAATACGTATATAACATTCATCAATCCAAACCTTTTTGTTTGGTCCTTCACCCTCAGATGGTGGTACTGAGTCATCATCGTAGCTAAATCGTGCTAATCTTTCTTCATTAAGTTCTGCTTCGCTATTAGCATAGCTAGGTATATCATTAACAATGTTAGGATCATAACCTTCAGCGATTAAATCACTTACTGATTTTTTAACCCTATGACAGACAAAGTCTGCATCTTCTAATGATGATGCTCTACGTGAAACTAAAAATTCTTCTGGTGGAACTGCCATAACTCTGACTTGTCCATACCCTTTATAACATTTGGCTTTAACATCGTGTTCAACCACTTTAGGACTAACTAAATTGCCGAAATCATCTGTAACTGCTTTCTGTACAACTGTTTCTGTATGTTCTATAACTTCATAATCATCATTTGCTAGGATTGATTGGTACTCGATCTCAGTTAGGTTTGTATACGTTTCAGTATGAACTTCCTCTTTTTCTTCCCAGAAATGTTTAATTACTCCAGTCTTGCTGATAAGTGCATCCTTAAAGGCATCATAAAGGATCTTAAACCCATTATTTTGCTTGTTAAATACATAGTTGCAGTAGTCGGTAGCTTGTTGTGCCATTTCAACGTCTTCTGGACCTTGTGGCTCGAATTCTGCTGTGTTGTTATGTGTGGTAAAAATACGCATCAAAGATGGCATAATGTATTCAACTGTATCTCTGACATCAGTTGTAACGATTTCAGAACGACCATCAATCTCATTTCCAAACTTCTCACCAAGATAATACTTCATTGACTCCTCTCTTTGGTTGGAGAGTTCAGTATTTGCGTAGCCAGTAGCTCCTTGTATTTCGGAATTTAGCTGTGATACTAATTCGTCTTCAGTTAGTTTTCTTGGTTTTTTTGCCATTCTTTGCCTTTATTGTGTCTAATTCTTTTTGTAGTTTGTCTAGCTTTTCTTCTAGTTCTTGGAGCTTATAAGCCATTTGAGTAGGTGATGCTATTAAGTTAGCCATTATTTTGCTTTTTTAAACCTTTCTTTTAATTTTCTAGCTGCCGAACCACCCTCTTTCATTAGCTTTTTACGAGCTTTTTTTTCCATATCTCTGCCGATAATTTCTGAAGCTCCAAAAAGTCCTGCTGTACCTAATCCTATGCCACCTAGTGTTTCTCCTATTTCTTTAGCTGCTTTTTTCATTGTTTTTCTAGCTGCTAATCCTACTAATGGTCCTGGCATTATTATCTCCTAAACTATCGCTACATCTGGTCCTAGTCTACCTTTACTATTCCACTTAGATGTCTCTGTTGTACTGTGTCTTAGACTCATAACTGCATAACGTGTAGCAGACATGATGTCATCCTTAATCTTTACTATTTTGCCATCTTTACGATGATATAACCTATACTCCTCAAACCAGTCATAACAGGTGTTAAATACCTTAAATTTGCCTTGTTCCATGCGAGATAACATATCCATGATCCCTGCTTCTACTGAATTACCACCCTTCTTTTCTCCCAAAGCTGGTGGGTTCTCAAAGTGAAAGGGAAGCATGTTCACATGAGCTGTACGATACTGCTCAGCTAGGGTAATACCACTACCTTTATCGTGTTGATATCCATCATGAGGGAAAGCTATCGGTATGTAATGACTGCCTTCTCTATTGTTGATATGAGATGCATGATAATCAGGTGTTTGTTTTGACATCTTGTAGGTGTCGTAGATATACACGATATCCTCATCTCTATCCCATGCTACCCAAACAACTGCTGTTGGATGGTCATAGCCAAAGTCGAGACCTGCGATACGAGGGTAATGAGAGGGTATAGTAAATGGTTCGCAGGTCAGATTGTCCTCTAATATCGGAAATACCAGACCACTACCTATCATTGGTATCCCTTTAGACCTCATATCTCTTTCATGAGGTGGTAATGCTTGTAAAATCTGTTCTTTCATGTCGTCAGTTAGATGATCTGCATCTTCCCATCCTGCAGTAATCAATGCCTGTTTTGACTTCAATTCTGACGTAAAATTCTGTACTACCTCAGTCATCCCTGATTCTGGGGTAAATGTCATATAGACTTGTCCTCGTCTGTCTAGGGTACGAGTAATACATTGTGAATAGATATCTTGTGGTGGTTCCTCATCTAGCCATACTAGATCGATACTCTCCCCCATAAATTTTTCAGCACCCATTTCATATGCTTTAAAGGCAACACGAGACCACCCACCTGATGTATGTTTAACAAGGACTGACGAATGTGCGTTTGGTACTCCAGGTTTCCTTGTAGTTTCTCCAATGAGATGTTTAGGAACTGATCCTTTTCCTTTATCTCTTGGGTTGTCTGGTTGCCCAAATAATTCTCTTTGACAGATATCACGTGTGGTTTCATTACTAGCACCACATACCCATGCTCTTATTGGCTCTTTAAAGCGTTTTCCTTTCCACCAACTAGGGTACTCACCTGTAAGATGGATAGCCATCTCCATAGCCCCTACATAGGACTTTCCCACCCTGTTTGCTGCCATAAGTAACCTTTGGTTAGCTTCTCTACCACTATCATGGAATCTTGATTGAAAAGCATAAGGTTGGTAGTAGTTTAATCTATTGGTCTGTTGGCGAGTCTTAAGAGTGGATATGATCTCATCTATTCTTTGTGTATCTGTAGACATAGTTATCCACCACCTATTGTAATGATTTTTTTTC